CGCCAATATTGCGCCAACACCAATGTATGGCGCCATCTTCGCAAACTTGTCTGCTGCTGGCACTGCTCTGTCATAGAGGTATTGCATGGACATATCACACCTCTTGGCGGCAGAAGACATGAGCTCAGTGAGCGATCGCGGGGCGTTCTTCCCTAGCGACAATATTGCGTCGAGGATCTTTCCAAAGAAACCTCTCTCAATCTCTTTCACCTCCTTGATTTCTTGCTCAATACCCATGTATAGCTTGTTGTGCTCCAACCAATCAGAAACCTTCGAACCAGTGTCAGAATCGATGACCACGTCATACATAGGCACTTCCGACGGGGTCGGAAATATGCACGCCTTCATTCTGTCGGTCCAATTCGTGACCTTGGTGATGTCGCTCATCGTGTCTCGTTCCTCAATGAATTTCCTGATGCGCATCGAGATATCCAGCACGTCCAATGCCTTATGCTTCTCGGATATCTGATTTTCGAGCGCCTTGAAAGTTGTCATCTCATGTTCCGTGTGGTCTTCGATCGCCGTGATCTCGCTTGACACACTTTCTGCAATGCTACGAGATGGCATTGTTGTGCTATCACTTGTGTCGCAATCAAAATCACTTGAACTGTCTTGGTAATCCTCATCACCTTCCTCCTCGATACCACTCTGGTGTACTGGCAAATCACGCTCGGAAATAATCCGTGTGAAAATACCCCTCTTTGGTGTGATGTTCGTGATACCATCAAATGGTGATGCAAACTCATTCTTCGCAGGCTTATCCATAGAGGATAGGTCTGCAATGCCCCTTGACGTCTTGCAGAATTTCTCGGATACGTCAAGGTCAGCCTTGTGCCTCGAGCTCCTGTTCCTTAGGTTATCCGCAAGGTCCTTGATGACCTGACTGATATCCTTCGGTTCGCCACCAAAGCATGGTTGACCTTCGAAATCATGCCTGTAGAACTCCCATGCAGATGGTATCACAGATTCTGCCAAGACACCGGGCTCTTTGCTCTCAACTGCCTTTGCGAAATCGTTTGCCCACTTGGTATAGTCGAGAAAGTCCTTTCCGGGCACCTTGTACTCGTCTTTAACTTTCACCCAGTACCCATTTGATATCCTGCGCGATACAGCCTCAGGGCACCGCACGAAAGACGCAGCTGCGGACTTCACATCCATCTCATTCGTTGAGGCCACAATAAGCGAACTCGTGAAAGCAAACCTTCCCTTGCTTTCGACATCTGCAAACTCAAGTGGAAGCATGAAGTTTGACACAGCTTTGATTATGAACATGTACTCCGACTCTTCCGTGGTCGCTGGTTTCTTAACCTGGAATATGTCGTCCCAGATAAGGCACTGTTGGCCCATATAGCTGTTCCAATATTTCGATGCTCCTTTGGCCCAGAGTTGCTCGATTCCCTCGTTCTCACCAAGGGTTCCGGACAAAATCATGGAAGCCACAGCAATGTAGCGCTGCAACACCGTCTTTCCGACACCGGATTCTCCGCCCAAAAGGCAAAAAGCTGGCTCTTGTCTGAAACACCCAGCAGCATTCAAGGCTCCTCGTCGTACTGTGATGAGAATTCCCAACTTCTCCATATAATTTCGAAGTGCCATAATGGTTGGTGGTGTTCGCGCCACGGACATAAGGGCAATCCCCTCTCCTTGCAGATCGACGGCTTGCCTCAGCTCTGAAATGGTAGGTTCACGGTAATTCACTATTGTCAATATACCGTCTACCTTAGACATCCATGTCTTGAG